GCAAAGAGGAAACCAAAGGTTATAACGAGGGTACCTATCATACGGAAAGCTATAATATTACCGAAAGAGGTGAAGGCATATTTAAGACTATTACAAATGCAAGAAGAGACTAGAGAAGATGACATTCTAGAGATTGTAAGGCATTATGAGATGTTGGCACGAAAGGTAATAGGGAAGGCTGGTTACTCAGTTGTATCCCATAAAGAGCCTACAAAGAGCAAGAGATGGATACACTTTGAAAGAGTATACGAAATATGTAGAATGCAACAGTGGGATGGAAAGTTATATATTGAATCCCAGTTTCAGAGATTAGGTGGAATACCAATGGCTCATATGATGTATTCCGTTCGTGCCTTGAGATACTTCACAAACTATCTGGCAGATATCAAACGTAAGTCAGAGAAGGACGTGGGTGGCAAGAAAAAAGAAAAAGGAAGACAGACTCTCAGCAGTAGGGAAGAAGTGATTGAGGGTGTAATCTCCTCTGCGGAGACTCTAAACACCTACATCAAGCAGTCTATTATGGATGACAAAGCCCAGTACAAGGCTATCAAAATCTATCAGGCTTGGAGGGAGTTGTCCCCATACTATCTATGGTCAGTGCCTTGGTTTCATGATGTTGTATCCACAATGACAGGAGATTCCAATAGGGAGAAGCTGGTTATGAAGGAGTTTAACATGATTCACGAGTCCAAGACGTTACAGGAACTCATAGAAAAGACTGTGAAAGAAGTAGAGTCTCACTTTAGTATTCCTCCTAACATCAAACTGGGATAGGCAAGAGAGGACTTTTGGGGTCTTCTCTTTTATTAAGTCGGAGGACAGTTTGAAGGGGGTAGCATATTGCATGCCTGAAACATATGAATTTTCAGAATCGTTCCAGTCTAAGATACTGGCACTAATGGCACGTGACAAAGTTTTCTACATTACATTTAGAGAAGTACTAAAACCTAAGTTTCTTAGGAAAGACATTCATATTGACATGGCTCGTATCATTCAAGAACACTATGAGAAAGAGTCAGACCGTGCTACTAAGAAAGGCACTGACGTTAACCCTCCAACTACAGAGGTACTTTGGGAAGAGGTAAGGAAACTTACCAAGAATAATAAACTCAAAGCTAAGATAAAAGACCAGTATGAAGATTGTATACTGGATATATTTGATGCTGACCTGTCAGATGCGGAGTATATAAAGGACAATGTTATTGCATTTGGTAGGCGTTCTGCAATTGAACAGGCTATCTGGGACTCTGTAGGGTTGCTGGAAAAGGGTACATCAGAGGATTTCAATAAGATAGAAGACCTGGTAGGTAAAGCTCTTAGAATAGGTGAAGACATTGGTGACTTGGGTACAGATTACTACTCCAATGCTCAAGAACGTATTGAGAACTATCGTGAGGGTACGGATGGTGTTCGTAGGATTCCAACAGGGATATCTGGTGTAGATAATATTCTACATGGGGGTCTTGGTGGAGGAGAACTAGGGGTTGTTATCGCACCTCCTAACCGTGGTAAATCTATTGCATTGATTAACATTGGTGCAGGAGCAGTACTAGAAGGTTACAACGTAGTACACTTCACACTAGAGATGCCAGAGAAACAGGTTACTAAGCGTTATGACCAACGCTTAATGGGTAAATCATTCGAGTATATGAAAGATAACCCAGACAAGATACTTAAAGCGATTATGAATATGCAGAAGACTAAGAGAGGTCAACTGTTCGTTAAGAAGTACAAGACTAATGATTGTACGGTACACACAATGCGTTCATACCTTACTAGGTTATGGATGGAGAAAGGCATTAAGCCTGACGTTATTATTGTCGATTACGGTGACCTTGTACAACCACGTAGAACCTACGCTGACAAGCGTTTCGAATTAGAGTCTGTGTACTTAGACTTACGTGACTTAGCAGCTGAGTATGACTGTCCAGTGTGGACTGCATCACAGGCTAACCGTGGAGCACTAGACAAGAAGGTTATCACAATTGGTGACTTAGCAGAGGCATTCAATAAAGCTAACATTGCAGACTTTATGATGGCTCTATGTCAGACTACGGAAGAAAAAGAAGATGGCGAAATGCGTATCTATATCTCTAAACACAGGGATGGTGAAGCCAATATATCCATCAATAATGAAATAGACTACGCTACGATGACCTTGAGTTCATACGAATAGGGAGGATTTATATGGGAATAGTGACGGAGAAGGTACCACCATTAAAACTACTAGGTAAAGAGGGAGCAGACTTAAACTACTGGAGTTTTCTAGGAAATATCCATCACAACCCTATGGTTGTGGAGACTCCATGCTCTAAGTGTTACTCTAAGAGCATAAATGTTAATTCTATTCTGGCAGGTGAGGTAACAAATCCTATCTTTAATAGAGTTATAATGAATGCTATTAAAACTACTGAGGGTATATACTATGTGGGTGGTTGTGGTGAGTGTGGTACTGTTTACTGGGGGAAAGGGGAATAGTCAATGTTAGAACATGGAACTACTCTAAAGGAACACTTTGCAGCTATCGTAGGTATGATAAGAGAGGGAACAGTTGATAGTTACGATATAACTATGAGAACTGAATCAGCCCACTTTGAGGACTACCTAAAGAAGGAACGTATCAGATACAGTAAAACTGTTAGTTATGGTACGGGGATTGGCTCTTTACCTATTAACACATTTAGACTGGAGGAATAAATAATGAATTGTCCAAGTTGTAAAAAGCGTGGACACAACGTAGAGGTTATCAACAGTGGTAACCTCTATCGTTGTTTAAGATGCTTAAAAGATACCACGGAGAAGGAATTCAAAGAATCCCTTTCTTTAAAGGGAAGGGGCAAGGTTCTCTTGTGTACTATTCATGGAAGGACGGTTATGCCTGATGCTGACGTACAACTGTTAGCAGTAGGGAAACCTAAGGGTAGAACTTATTTCCAGTGGTGGGAGCATAAGCCAGGACTAGCACCTACTAGAGAGCTTGTCACGTTCACCAAGGAGCATAATAGAAAAGGTAGACTGGATGGGTGGTTTGAACGCTACACTGAAAGCCTACTAGCTGAATGGGAAGAGCGTGGAGACTTCTTTAGTCAGTTTAGCGAGGTTATTTATTGGTTGACAGAAGGTAAGACAGTGGCGATAGCTTGTTACTGTGATCATCGTAAGCGACCTGTGTGTCATCTGAGCATTTTGAGAGGTTTAATAGAGGACTTTGGTTTTACTGTAGAAGAGGCAGAACCAATACAATATAAATAGGAGGGGTCAAGATGAGTATGGTGCGTATTGAGTTAAACGAGATACGTAAGGGGACTATTAAAAGTTTTGTTGAAGCGTGGTCAGATGTAGAAGACAGAAGTGCTACAGACTGGGGTATAAAGGCTGGCTTAGGATGGGTAGTACGCAAGCTACACATAGAAGAGTTTATCCATGAGCCAGGTGAGATTGTAGTAGATGTTCCTTTGTCCATCATTGAAGAGTGTAGGAAAGAGTGGAAAGAAAACTCCATAAATGCCTACTGGAATTTAGGCTACGCAAGGGCAATTTTTACAGTATTCATGACTCTAGGCTTAAAGGTTGAGCCAGACCCAGAGCCTATAGAATATATAACAAATTACTACAATAAATAGGAGATGATACCATGAAGTACGCAATATCAGCAGACGTGCATGGACACATATACCCAGAGCACAATAAACCATCTGACCTTACAGGGTCTACACGATTAGATAGAATTATTCTATCTTTACGATACAAGAAAGAGTACTGTTTAGCTAACGGTATTAAGCACATGATGTTTGCAGGAGACTTATACCACCAGAGAGCAAGAGTACATACAGTGGTTTACAATAGTCTACGTGATGAAATTAAGGCTATAGGTGAAGCAGGTATTGAGGTGCTGATGATTCCTGGTAACCATGACCAAATAGATAACAGTGACTTCCCACAACACTCACTACACTCGTTTAGAGAGTTAGACAACATAACAGTTGTTGATGACTACCGCATAGTGAAGTTTGGGGACGCTGATGTAGTGTGTGTACCTTATAGCAAGAATGCACAGATGATTAAGACCTTCCTTGAGTCTATACCTACTGACTTAGAGAATCCTATCCTATTAGGACACATGGGAATCAGTGGTGGGTTCGTAGGTAATGGTAACTTCCCTATGGCTGATGCCTTTACTGTAGAGGACTTGAGACCTGACCTGTTCAAATATGTATTCTTGGGTCACTTCCATATGTATCAACTACTAGGAGGTCACCCTCATGTAATGTATGTTGGCTCTCCACTAGAGCATAGTCATGGAGATGAAGGAGAGGACAAGGGCTTTGTAGTAGCAGACACTAGCAAACGCTTTGATACTAAGCTGATACCTATCCCTAATCCTAAATTCCTAACCTTAGACAGAGACGCTATCATGGATGGAGCGGTATTGGAAGAACATGCTAGACTGGGTAACTATCTACGCTTTGAGCTAAATGCTGAAGATGCAGCATGGCTATCATCAGTAGCTCCTGTGAACTTGTTGTATAAGGTCATCCTAAAGAAAGAATACAAGGAAGAGCTAAGAGTCCCTGTTAAAATAGGAATGAGCTTTGAGGATATTATAACTAAGTACGCTGAAGAATATGACCCAGATGCTTTGGAGCTAGGGTTAGAAATACTTCAAAGGGTACAGCAAGCGAAAGGGGTGTAACTGATGTGTACTACATGTGTACGTCAACCTGTTAAAGTCAAACGTAAAGCTATAACATATTTCACAGACCACGGTATAGGGAACGGTAAGTGGTTTGCATTCCCTAAACCAGAGGATGAGAGACCTCCTAGACTTACTAGGAAATTACAAAATAATGAGAAACTTATATGGTGTCCCTGGTGTGCAGAGTACACCATCTACAAGAAAAAGCGTTCAGATACTAACTTCAACTGTACTGGTTGGTGTGGTTGGGGCAACACTGGAGAGTTCTATGTAAACAAGTATAACGATTTATGGTTTGATGATGTGCCTACAGCAGACCTTAAGAAAGTGGTTATGCCAGCTCCAGCTAAACCTAGAGGTGGTAAGAAACGGAGGGGTTAAGGTGAAGATAGTTAAACAGGATAAAGGTAAAGTCATCGTGGAACTAAACCCTATAGAAGCAGAAATGTTTCAAAAGAGTATGGTAAGACATGCCAAGATGTTAAATAAAAAGTGGGAAGCCCTAGAGACAAAAATACCTGAGGAGTTTCTGTACCACGCTGCTAGAAAAGACAATGCAGATGGCTTGAAGCGTAAATTCGGTATAATAGTCAATAGATTTAGAGAATGGGGAGTCCTAAAGTAGCGGTTGAGAAAATTCTCAATCGCTTTCTTTTTTATTTGTGAAGGGCGAACGACATACGGGAAGGTGATAGAATGATAATTGGAGAGGTTATAGCTGAAGTGGTCGTAGCCATTCTGGAACTTGTAGGAGTAGTTATTGAGTCTAAGAGTAACAAGGAGGAAGAGGAATGAGACTAGGTGAATTAGAAGTACAGAATTTTCTATCTATTCAAGAAGCATCAATAGACCTCTCTAATAAGGGGTTAGTGCTTGTACAGGGAGACAATAAGGACTCTACAGCTTTTGATAGCAATGGGTCAGGTAAGTCTACTTTAGTGTCTGAATCCCCAACATGGTGTATCTATGGTAAGACAATCCGTGGATTTAAGCCTGACAAGGTGGTTAACCGTATTGCTGAAAAGGATACAAGGGTGTCTCTAAAAATCTATGATGATATGGGAGACGAATACCAGATTGTTCGCCATCGTAAGCATCGAGAATATAAGAACCATGTTCTTCTATATAGAAATGGTGAGAATATAACAGGCAAGAGTGACACTGATACAGATAAGATGATTGAGGACATTATCGGTATGGACTTTGTAACGTTCTCTAATTCTATCATGTTTGGTCAAGGTGCAGATACTATGTTCGCCCTAGCAACAGATGCTACCCAAAAGCAGGTTCTAGAAAGAATGCTACAAATTGAGCTATTCAAGGATATGCAGGAAGAAGCTAAAAAGGGATTAGCTAAAGAAGAGATGGAAATCTCTAAGCTTAATTCTGACATACAAGCCACTCAAACTGGTCTATCTACTATCAGAACCACTATTGAAGACTTACAGAATAAGGAAGCAGCACTAGAGAAGACTGTAGATGTACGTATTGGTGAACTTAATAAAGAGCTAGAAGAGACAGAAGACCAATTAAGTCTACAGCCCAGTACCAAGGACTTAGAGGAAGATAAGGAAGAAGTAAAAGGATTAATAGCTGACGTAGAGAAGGGTCTGGCTTCATACGAGACAACTGAGAAGCAGAAGACAGAACTACTAGGCACTATTAACGCCTTAGAGAAAGAGATTGATAGATATAACAAGCATATTAAGAAGACAGAAAAACAACTAGATGACGTCAAGAACAAAAGAGACATACCAGAAAACTGTTCTGCATGTGGGCAAGCGCTTCCTTTGGAAGACACAACCGCAATCGAAAATCACCTACAAAGTGATATAGACAAAAACAAGAAAGAGCGAGAAGAAGCGGAAGACGATTTGGAAGAAATGATTGGTTATTTGAAAGCCACTAACAAGAAGCTAGAGAAGAAGAAACCTCTAGAGGTAAGTCTAAATGACCTACGTACAGAACTGGCAGAAACCAATAGTGAAATTAAGTCAATTGATAGCAAGAAGGCTTCTATTGAGAAATCAATCGCTAGTATCAAGAGACAGATAAAAGAGCAGGAAGACCTAAAGAACTCTACGTTTACAGAGATTATTGAGAAGAACATAGAGGACGCTAAGGTTCTGGAAGCTAAGATACAAGAGACTAACAAGAAGATGGAAGAGCACATGGCTATGGCTAAGAAGTATGAATTCTGGGTTAATGGCTTCAGTAACCAAGGTATCAAGTCAGTCCTACTGGACAGTGTGACTCCATTCCTTAATGAACGTGCAAACTACTATCTATCTAAGCTAACTGAATCAACTATTGAGGTTGAATTTACTACACAAGAGAAGCTTAAAAATGGTAAGATTAAAGATAAGTTCTCCGTAAAGGTCACTAACATTCACGGTGATGATGAGTACAAGGGTAACAGTAATGGTGAAAAACGTAGGGTTGACGTTGCTATTAACATGGCTCTGCAAGACCTTGTGTCATCTAGGTCTAATAAGAAACTGGACATCATCGTATATGATGAGGTATTCGATGGTCTAGATGAAATCGGTTGTAACACTGTTATTGAACTTCTACAAGAGAAGGCTAAAATCTTTGGTACAGTTATTGTTATCACTCATAATGAACATCTTAAACAGTTGTTTAATAAGTACCTCAATGTGGTTAAAGAGGACGGTAGAACGGTGGTGCTTGAATTTGCAGCATAATAGTGGAAGGTCTAAACATGCCCTCACATTACCAGGTTTAGATAAGCCTATATCTAAGTACCTTGAGAAAGCAGAGGGGAGACTAAAGGCTAGTGCAATTGTCAGGGAGATAGAGTGTGTCATCTATAGAAAGATAGGGGAGTTTGAAACAATCACTGGTAGGAAGGCAAGATATGTTATAATGGATGAAAACACTAAAACAAAGCTTAGTGTTATGAAAAGCATAGCTAATCCTGTGCCCCTTGACCACAACTTGCCTACTCGTTTAATGTTCAATAACCTACCTATAATAGTGGTATACGGAAGAGGGGAGGGAATACAAATTGGATGCTAATGGATATGACATTGAGAGACGTATTATGAAGGAAGTCCATGACTTTCATATAAAGAAGTATAGGAATCCTGATTATGTTATATTAGATAACGGAACCTATGAGGAGTTACTAGATAGTTGTAGAAAGATAAGCAAGACGACTGAACCCTTACCAGATATAGCTCAGTATGCAGGAATGGATGTCGTGAGAACATTTACAGTAGGTAGAGGAATAGCTGTAGGGGAGGATGCAAGATGATAAACCTGCACTTAGATGATGAAGTGAGTTTTGTATACATTAACTGGCGTGGGGAGAAGGCTAGGCGTTATGTGAGGGTAACAGGGTTCTACTGGGGTAAGACTGATTGGCACCCAGAGTATCAGATGTTGTTATATGCATATGATTTCGATAAGAAGAAGCACAGGTACTTTGCAGTAAAAGATATGAGCGATGTTGCACCAATGTAACAATTAATACTTAGGAGACGATTTCCAGACTCTTGCCTTTAATTAGGTGAGAGTCTTTTTCATGAGAGGTGATATAGATGATAACAGACTACCTAGACGGATCACTAGGAGAGGGTAATTACCATAAGACCGAGAAGGGTGACCAGTACAGCTACCAGTGTCCCTTCTGTAAAGACCATAGAGACAGGATGTTTGTCAATGTGAACAGGAAGGTATACTTCTGTCATAACTGTGATGCAACTGGTACTTTAATCTCACTTATAGCAGATTATACACAGATTTCATACAAGGAAGCACTGGATATATTCAGAGAATATGATGGGTATGAGCAAGAGCTACCAGATGACCTAGAGGAAGAGATATACAAGAGATTGTATAAGGCACCAGAGATTGAGATAGTTAAGACTATACACCCTTTACCTGACGAGTTTGTCCCAATAGAAGAAGCTAGGGGAAAACTAGGAAAAGAGGTGGTCAAGTATATTAGGAGCAGGGGACTGACTCTTAGTATGGCAGAGCGTTATTCAATGGGATATTGTGATGGGGGTCAATACGATAGACGTATCATCATGCCTGACTTTGAAGATTATGAACTCATATACTGGCAGGCAAGGACAATAGACCCAGCACCTAAAATAAAGCTTCTGAAGAAGCATTACAGAAAGGTAATGAACCCATCCCTAACAGAGGAACAGATAGACCAAGGAATGATGGCAGTAAGTAAATCAGAGATTGTGTCTAACATTGACTTAATACTGGACAATGGAGTTGCAGTTATCTGTGAGGGTAAAATGGATGCATACACAATAGGTGATAGCGGAGCAGCTATTCATGGAAAGGTTATGTCTGATACACAGTTTATGAAACTGGTAATGAACAAAGACAAGATAGACGTTATATACATTATGCTGGATGGTGATGCTTTTGAGTACGCAATAAGAATTGCAAAACGCCTGTATAAGCATTTTGACGATGTGTACGTTTGTAGAATGCCCCATAAGGAAGCTGACCCAAATGGGATTGGTGCTAGAGGTTGTCTAGAAGTGATAGAAGGGGCAATGAAATACTCCCCTCTATTCGAGGTTAAATGCCGAATCAGAGGGTGGTTATAGCAGGGAGACGAGTTTTTGTGGGAGGGTTTTTTTAAGTCGAACAAGCATTCAAGGAGGACAAGAACATGGACAGATTAACAAATTTAGAGAAAACGGTGCTAGACTTAGAATCAGCACTAAGACAAACGCAACAGGAGTTTACCTCATTTAAGGACATGATGCTAGGTCAACCAGAATTACCATACTTCTCTGATATCCCAGGGTATCAACTAAAGTATCACCACGATGGAGATGCAGGTATTGATTTACCTATCTTTGATGAGCGTTTACTTGACGGTGAATTCAGTACTGAAGGGTTTGTAGACATTCACCCAGGATGTAGCTATACTCTAAAGACTGGTATTCACATGGCTATCCCACAAAGTCATTATGGTATGCTGGACACACGTTCAGGTACATCTAAGTTGAAAATGACTCTATTGTGTCGCACTATTGATGAGCCATTTCGTGGTAATATTCGTTTAGCTTTACACAACGTTGGTACTGAAACA